AATCTACGGCGCCGGCCGATTGGATAATGTACGTGGCGTCAAACAGTGCCGGGTTGATACCCAGCTGCAATGTTCCGCGCCACACGGCGGACTTAATAATCTCGTAAGCTTTGGTTACGATCTTACGCATTCGGATGGACAAATATAACACGGAGACGCTATTGATTTGCGACATCGTCTGGTTAGCCGAGTTGACCTCGGTTGCCGTCTTGCGCGAATCCTGTCGATTGTTGACTGCCCAGGAGATCTGATTGTTTGCCGCAGAGTTTCCGGTGTCAAGATGATCCAATGCGCGGAACAACATGGCGTCGGGCCACGGCGCCGCCCAAGGTTTCATAGGACGATCCCAAACTTTATTGGGCGAGATCGTCATGTCAGTTTGCTTGGCGACGCCGCCGGCAGTGTACGAACCTTCGGCCGGCGCCCACTGGGTCATCGACGCGGCGTAAGATCCGTTGATGCCGGCGGAAGTCAGAACGCTCAGGGCATCTTGAATATAGAATGCCTTTGCAGCGTGTCCAGTCTGCTCGGACATCTTGCGCTCTTCGGTAATCGAAGGCGAGAACTGAACATAAGGATACTCAAACTCATGCTGCTCTTCGAATTCCACCTGCTCGACAAGTCCCATTCCGCCAGCAGGATCCACTACTTGTGAAGTAACTTTCTTTCCGCGACCGTTGACAAATCCGATGGGCTGCGACAAAGGTTCGTTGACATCCTTTGAATACCACACCGCTTGGACAACTCCTGCAACCTTGAACAAGCAGTGATGGATGGTGGCGAACGCCGCCGACCCGCCGCTGCACATAGACGCGAGGTGAGCTTTGAGCGCCTCGATAGCTTCAATCTCAGTAAACGTCTGCGCAGCAACATAGCCATCAATGTCCACGATCGACATTGAGTATGCGCGCGCCACGATGGGTGACTGCTCAATTGATTCGCCATTTCGCGAGTAGAGCAAATTGTCGGCGCCGATGTGATTTACCGCAACGTGCCCGGGTTTCGTGGTATCGTATACGACTTCCACAAAGTCGGCACCGTGCAGCAAACCGCCGTCGACCCACCGGATGTAGTCAACTTCCCAATCTGGATACTTAAGAACTGTCGTGACAGCTTCTTCCAGAATATCAACAGGGAGATCAGATTTCACTACAGGCTGAAAAAGCCCCATGCGGCGCGAACCTGAAATGAACTGCAAGTAAGTGGGTACTTCGCGCGAGATGTTCTGATCAATAACTCGCACGCCCACGAAAGTCTGACCCGGCTGCAGTTTGCCAGACTTGCGCATTGCTTCGACATCAATGTCGTTCTTGCGCACGCGGCGATTGCTTTCAACCAAGCTTACGAAAGTCGTGTGATCGGCGTGCAGCTTGTTGAACTCTGTCTGGAAAGTTGACTTGTGGAGTAGATTCATTAGTCTTCCTCTGTTTCGAACGGAATCATCTCATCTCCGGGTGCTTTGGTTTCCGTAATTTCGTCATCGGAAACTTCTCGCTCGTCGTCGATGGCGATTAAATCCGTGACAATTTCGTTTACTTCTTTCAGCTCTTCGGTGTTGAGACCTTCAAGCATGGACTTAAGTTCAGCAATCATTTGTAAATCAGGTTGTAAAATCCGCTAACTGTTAGTTTGCGCTCGACCATCGGATCAAAGTGTTCGGACTCTTTGTAATTATCGAAAGCTCGATTCTCGTAATCTTGCACGAAGTGCGCCATACGTTCCTCCTTTGAGCCCTCGCTTACATTGTTTTCGGCGAGCATTTCGGAAAGATCGTAGATAGAGTAAGCCAAAACGTAAGCGTCGGCGCAGTCCGGTGAAAATCCTAGGCGACCTTTCGCCTTAGGTTTGGCTTCCAGTTGAAGCTTCTGCTTTTCATTGGTGAAGAACTTACGCGTGGTAATTTGTTTCTTCCAGCGATCGTAGCATTCAAATTTGTGCGGCGGAATAATTTTACCTAGCTCAATCATTCGGCCAACTCGGAAGTACATTTCAGCGCCTATGTTCGCGTAATTATCTTTGTTGAAAGCCGCCGATTGGTTGTTAACTCCGCGTATAGGATAGCCAGCTTCTTGCACGCGCCGCAAGATTGGCGCACCGATTCCGCCCATATCACCTGAGACATCTTCGTACGCGCACTTGAAATTTGACTTGCCGATCGAGAGTTGCTTGACAATCCAAGCGTGCAACTTGTTAGGAGAAGATGTAGTAATGGCTGCATGGTACAAGGGCTCATTGCCGTGAACAATCCAGAACTCGGATAGATCAATGCCCAATCCAACGTCGAGCCCGCCAGCCGGGCGCTGCCCCATTGTTTTCGCCGGCGGCGGAATGTAATCCAATCTCTCACCCGGAATGATGACCTCTTCTGCGGATTCGTAGAACTCCGCCAAAATGCCTGTGCGATAGGGCGCAGAGTTCTCGCCGTGGTTCAGCCTAGTTTGCTCGATCGCCGCGGGCGAAATGTTGGGACATTCAAACGCAGTGACACGGCGCGCGAAAAGAGTGCCCAGTTCGCATTTGGTAAACGAAGAACGCTCTACAGACTTGTAGAACTGACCGCACCGCGCACCGGGAGATGATACCTGCAACCAATGAGAGTAACCATAGAAGCGCGAGAAAGCTTCGTACAGCGTATCTTTAATAGACTTAGCTTCACCGATTACCACCATCATCTTCGATTCAGGGACTTCATAGAATGGGTGATAGCCTTCAACCTTTGACGGCTCGTCCGTACAGAATGCCCGCAATTCACTGCCCGTGTAATTGCACTTGATTGAGAACTCTTTTATGTCGAATACATCATCCTCGTGCAACGCATTGATTGTTTCACACAGAGTTGAGATAGGCTTAAAGGTGTGCTCCTTAAGCTGGATGTGCGACTCCGACGTGATGACTACGCGCGAACGCAGGTAGCGCATCATGAACCAAACTACTGTCGGCGTAATGATGTAAGTATCCTTACCCGAAGAGTTGGCCGCCACCAGATTGTAAATGAACGGATTCTCTTTCGTCGGATCCTGCCACTCGCTGCGCGGCAGGCCTTCCAAATTCAAATCACCGCCCATGCGATGCTGTTCCTCTTGCTGCCATTCGTAGGGCTTAAGATGAGGATTGTAAGTTTTGAACAACACCAAAGGTGTCGGAAAGTCAAAGGTCTTAGGATTCGCGGGCCATGAAAATTTAGAGGACCGCGACGGCGCCGGGCGGTCCGCCCCCTCGGGTTCCCTGTCTTCCGGCGCGGCAGCGCCGGCCCGCGTCTTAAGCCCTGGAGAAGCGGGTACAGATTTGGGAAACTCGGCGCCAAAGCCAGTGTCCACGCCATCGAACGCCGGATCGATCGCCGCCGAAGCGTGGGTAGATTCCAGCGCCGCGCGCACTCGCAAAGCATTGAGCTGCTCTTCAGTAAGTTTAGGCATCGGTCGAAGGAGTTACATTCAGTGCAAGCTTTTGGCGAATGATTTTGGGCACCGCATTTTGCGCACATTCCAGCGCCGCAATCAAATGCAAAGACGCCAGCGCATTGATTTCGCGCGTCCGCGCCCGCGCATCATTGCGACCTTTTACTTCGTCCACCAACCACGTAAGCGCACTCATGCGCGTTTTGACCGCATTCTCTTTCCCAAAAGCGATGTGCTTCATTTCGAGAAGAATGGCCGGCAAGTCTTCAACGCCCGGCACGCCCAGCATCACGCGCACAGATTGAACTGATAAGTCCAAACCCGCCGCAATGTCCTCCGCCGTAAGGGAAGGGTCGCTCCGAGATAGTGCCAGAACTTGATCGTAGCCTGATGACATGATTCGTTGGTTGCAGAGAGTGTGCCTTCGGATGGTTTAGAGTTTCTAAAATTCAAAAAATTTAAGAGAGTGTCTAGTTGTATTTCGCACTTCGCTTCTGGGGCTCCATCACACTCTCGCCAAACCTACCCATCATCCCCATCGCCACCATTGTTCTCTCCTGACAGAAAGGACAGGAAGGACAGAAATGACCGAAAGGATTGAAACTATTTCTCTTCTTACAGAAATGACTGAAAGAACGGAATAAAAATAAATTGAACGTTCAATAGGAACTTAACGAATTAGGTTATATAGGTTTGTGCTTATATATAGGTATAAGTGTGTTATATATAAGTATAGGTATGTTATATTTATATAGGTATGTTTATATAGATAAGATATATTATATATAGGCATATTTGTATACTAATATATGTCTTTTAATATTTAACTTATAAGCCTTTTTTTACCTATATAATTCAACTCATATCCAAACTTGAACCTATACCCCATGCAATCCACTCCAACGGCAAACCAAGGGAAAAATCTTTTCCTCTTAAACCCTTTGGCATTCAACGGCTTGGGATGCCCTAAAGGGTGCCTTCTGAAAATAGTTCAAGAAAAGAGTTGCGTCCCTTGGCAGGGTCTGCTAAGGTATGGACCGGTGACGGACGGTGAAAGGAAAACGAAACATGAGTGCAAAACTACTTTTAGAGTTAGAAGAT